TTGAAAACGGCAAGAATGCTTATATTTTGAATTTTGACTGTAGTAATATACAAGATATAGTAAATAACATTAAAAATATCCCAAAATTCAATTTCGAGCCTTTAAAAGATAAGTACGCGGAAATATTTGCAAAGAGTAAAAGCAAATATGAAGAATATAAAAATACAATGGTAAAAGTTAGGTGTATTAAATCTTATTCAGATTTAGAATTAGGAGAAGATAAATCACCACAAAGTGCGCCATACTTAATTTCAGCTGAAAGAGCAGATTATTTAAAATCACATAGAGTAATAGAAATTATAGGAGAGAAAAATGGATAATGATATTCAAGAGAAAATATCTAAAGTAAGAGCAAGTTTAAAAGAAGAAGGAATAGATAACTATACCTTGATAAGAAGAAAAGCCTTATTAAGATATTATTTAGGAGAACAAGAAGAGGAAAAGAAAAAGGTTATTTATAATAAAAAGAATAATAACTTAGATTTAAGTGAAAGTCTTGAATTAGGAAAAGAAGTAATACAAGATATAGCAAAAGAATTGCAAAATGGAGAACTTGATATAGCGAGAATGCAAGAGTTGCATAAGCTAATGAAGGACAATTTTTATTATTTATCAAGGTATTTATTTAGTTATTATTTAATAGCAATAGAATTTGGAATCCCAAAAGAAAAGCAATTTTATGCTCCGAGAGATATGGTATTAGGAAAAATCGCAAGAAGACTTGATATATTTTATTATAAGCCTAAAGGGGTATTAGCGCTTAATATGCCGCAAGGGACGGGGAAGACCGAGCTTCGGAAAAAGGTTTATGAGTTGGGCAATAGGAAAAGACCCAGATTTACCTAACATGATGGTTTCTTATAGTGCTAGTATTGCAAAAGACAAGTTTTATAATGGTATAATGACGATAGTTGAAGATGAGAATGGAAATTATCAAAAAATATTTCCTAATTTAGAATGTATTTATAAAAATGCAGAAACAATGTCTTTAGATTATGCTAACGATGGAAGGAAAAGACCACATTCAGAATACACTTTGTATTGTGCTGGATTTGACGGTGGTATAACAGGTAGAACGAGAGCGCATAATATTCTTTATTTGGATGATTTAGTAAAAAACATGGAAGCTGCAAATAATAAAGATGTAATGGATAAGATGAATGACGAGTTTAATGCCACATTAAGAAAGCGTATGCAAGGTAATTGTAAAATGCTTATAATTGGTACATTATTTAGTATAAACGACCCATTTACAAGAACTATAGCTTTCTTTAAAGAAAATGCGCCAGATAGAATAAAAGTAATAAGAATCCCACGGACTTAATGAAAATAACGAAACCAATTTCCCGTATAAATATGGAATGGCACTAACAACAGAGCAATTATTAGAAGATAAGGCTTTAATGGACACAGTTTCTTTTGAATGTTTAATTCAACAAAATCCAATTGAGAGATTGGGAATTGAATTTAGTGAAGAAGAACTTGTAAAATTTGAAGAAGAAGACCCAGAAGGAATAGAGAGAAGAATAGCGGCAGTCGATGTTGCTTGGGGTGGTGGAGATTATTTATCAATGCCGATAGGGAGTGAACATAAGAACGGAGATGTACCAATAATTGATGTTGTATGTAGCAAAGCAGGAAAAGAAGATACAATACCAATGGTAGTTAATGCTATTATTCAAAATAAAGTAACTGAATGCTTTTTTGAAGCTAACAATGGTGGGGATATGTATGCAGAAGAAGTACAAAAAGAGTTAGATAAAAAGAATTATAAATGCCATGTGCATTGGGCTAAAGCTCCTACCACAAAAAGCAAAAGGGATAGAATTTTGGCGTGTGATGGAGAGATAAAGGGCAAACCAGAAGCTAAATATAGATTGCAATTTAAAACAAGAAATGTGATAAAAGGGAATAAGATGTATAATGATTTTCTTGATTTGTTGACACACTATAATCAAAGTGATAGTATGATAGGTAAAAAACAGAATCCGGATGATGTGCCGGACAGTCTTTCTTCACTTTTAACAAATGTTTTAGGAGTGCAAAGAAAAGGAATTGCAAGAAGTAGAATTAGCAGGGCAGATTTAGGGATTTAATGTTGACAATTAAGAAGCAAAAGTTTATAATTAAAATGTAAAGAGGTGAATACCTTTCACTCTTTTCTGTGCGGTCTTGGGGTTTTGTATTTTTACTTCCTTCTCCGCACTTAAATTTAATTTTATTTTTCAAGAGCAAGACTAGTCTTGCTTTTTATTTTTTATTATCAAAAAAAACTAAAAAAAATCAATTTCGCTATTGACTTTTAGAAAAAATATTTTTATACTTAATGTGAGGTATATTAAATGATTATTGATATTAGATGTCCAAAATGCAGTAAATTAGTTGCAAAGAAGGAAGAAGAAGCCAATTGTGAAAAAATATATTTTTACTGTACTAGGTGCAAAGAAAATTTTGAAGTAAATGATAAAAGTGCTCTAGTAGCCGATAAGAAATAAGTTCTTATTGGCTATTTTTTTGTAAAGGAGTGAAAATGTATGGTAGGCAATGGAAGAAAAAGAATAATTGATGATAGAGAAATAAATGAGGCAACAATTGTTCAAATATTAATGGATGCTTTTCAAATTCATAGAGAAAACATAAATGATATGAAATACCTTATTAATTATTATAAGGGAAAACAAGATATACTAAAAAGACCAGAGCCAACTTCTGGGATAAACAATAAAACTGTATTAAATTATGCTTATTCAAGCGAAAGAGACATTATTGGATATACTTTTGGAAAGCCAATTCAAATTATACCTAGAACTGGCAAATTTAGAAAAGACATTAAAGAATTAAATGATTTAATGGAATATGAAAATTCTAGCACAGTAGATAATGAAGTTGCTTTATTAGCCGGAATAACAGGTGTAGGGTATTTTTATACATTACCATCTGAGGAAATATCAAGTGATTATATGCCAGAGATACCAGTTTCTTTAAACCATGCAGATGTTTTTAATACTTTTGTAATTCAATCAGCAAAAGTAGGACACCCAGTAAGATTAAGTTGTAATTATTGGACTGATAAATATGGCAAAAAGACTTATTTTACTTGTTATACTGATAAAAATATATATAGAATAGTAAGTGATGGAAAAAATACATTAAGCAGTATTCCAGAAAAAAATATAGTAGAAGTGGAAGTAAACCCAGTAGGATTAAATCCAATTCAAATGGTTCAAAATAATTTATTTCTAATGGGAGATTTTGAAGTTGCCATAGGAGTATTGAATGCAATAAATCAATTGGCTAGTGATAGTTTAAATGATGTAGAAAATGTTTTAAAAAGTTTATTAGTTATAATAAACTCTGAATTGGAAGAAGATGGAATTGACAATGTAAAGAAAAACAGAATCCTTGAACTATTAGGACAGCCACGGAGCTAATGTTGATGCAAAATTCATATATCAACAATTAGATGCTATAGGCGCTCAAAATTTAAGAGAATATCTTGAAGAAGCATATAAAGTTATAATTGGTATTCCAGACCGTAAGACAAGAGGCGGCGGAGGTGGAGACACAGGAGATGCCGTAAAACTTAGAGACGGGTGGGCTGATATAGAAATAGTTGCTAGAGTTAAAGAAAGCTATTTTAGAATGGCTAAAAGAAAACAAGTGGCTGTTATAATATCAATTATGAAAAGTCTAGGACAAGTAAAAGAAGAATTTAAAGTAAAAGATTTAGATATTAAATTTTCAAGAAATAAAACAGATAATTTACAATCTAAAGCTCAAAGTTATTCAACATTTGTTGGTACAAAAACTGTTGCTCCAGAGGATGCGTTAGAAATGTGTGATGTAACAACAGATGTAGTAGAAGTTGCTGAAAGAGGAAAAGAATATTGGGATAAGGTTGCAGAAGAAAACATAAAAAAACAACAAGAATTAATGAAACAATCTAAAGAAAATTCTGGGCAAAATACAGATTTAGAAAATTCTAGTAATTCAAAAATCAGTAAACAATTAGGAACAAATTTTACAAACAATCAAAATAAAATAAGCAATAAAGAAGCAGAAAACAACAAGAGGGAAAAAGGTAATGTTTAATTAGTTATATTTTTTTAAATATATAAATTGCCAGTCTTGCGTGGCTATATCAGCAAGTGAGATAACGCACAGAGAAGTGCTATAAAACGCTATCAAGAAGAAAGGTTTAACTATGGAAGAACAAATCAAAGAATTGCTTGGAGAAAATTACCAAGAAGGAATGTCTGGAAAAGATATTCAAGAAGCTTTTAACAAAATGCTTTTAAGCTCTGGAAGATATGTCAATAAAGACAATGCAGATGCTCAACAAAGAAAGCTTGAAAAAGAATTTAATGAAAAAATCCATGCTTTAGAAGATGAGAAAAAAGCATTAAATACTAGTTTAACTAGTAAAATGACAGATGAAGAAAAAGCAAAAGCAGCACAAAAACAAAGAGATGAAGAAATTGAAGAATTAAGAAGAATGTTAGCTCAATCAAATTTTGAAAGAAGTAAATCAAACTTCTCAAACAATGTAGCCGAAGCTAAGAGATTAGCTGGAATAGAAGATGAGGATAGCGACTTCTTAGATTTTATTTCAAATTCAGCACTAGAAGATAATGACAAAAATAATAGTGTAAGTAAATACATAAATTCTCTTGTAAAAAAAGCTTATGAAAAAGGACAATCTGATGCAAAAAAAGATGGTCTAGGAAGAATGGGGAAAGACGGAAAAAGCTCTGGGCAAGGAGAAGACGGAATTTCAGAAGTTGAACAAAGAGTAAAAGACATTATAGCAAAAAAAGCTAGTCAGAAAGACAGTTATTATTTTAAATAAAATTAAAGGAGGATTTTTAAAATGTCAGTAGCAAATAGTGTAAAAACAAAAAATTATTCAAACGAAAAACAAATACTAATAGCACCAGAATTAGCTTTTACTATTGGATGCCTTGTAGGTAATACAGGAGTAGATGCTGATGCTAACGGTAGAAAAATTATCAAAGCTGGAACACCAGTTGGAGGAAGTACAAGTGTATTAACAAACAGACAAACTGTTTTAACAAAAGGTGCTGAAAATGCACAAGGTGTAGTATTACATGATGTAGATGTAACAGATGGAGACGGGAGAGCTACATTAGTTGTATCTGGATATGTAGACCTATACAAAGTAGATTCTGATGTAGCATCTATAATTACATCAGCAACAGCTACATTAAGTAGAATAGTATTCTTAAATGGAAGTAAAAATTAGGAGGTAAGAAGTAATGGAAATATTTGATTATATTAAAGCGAAAGCACAAGCATTATATTGGAATGAATATCAAGCAAATCAATCAGAAGCTCCATTTTTAGGAGATGAATTATTCCCTTCTGAAAAACAAGCTGGATTAGATATGAGTTATATCAAAGGAGCTAGTGGAGTTGCAGCAGTATTATCTTTATCTGCATTTGACGCAAAAGCATTAGGAAGAAATAGAATTGGATTTGGAGAAATGAGTGCTGAAATGCCTTTCTTCAAAAATGATATGAAGTTAAATGAAAAATTAAGACAAAAATTAATTACAGCTTCAACAAATTCAAATTCTGCATATTTTGACGAAGTATTAAGAAGAATATTCGATGATAACATGAGTCTATTAAAAGGTGCAGCAGCAACAAGAGAAAGAATGAGAATGCAATTAATAACAACAGGAACAATTAGCATAGTTTCAAATGGTCAAGAATATCAATATGACTATGGTATGGATGAAACACAAAAAACAACAGTAACAAAAGCATGGTCAGATGAAGAAGCTGATGTTGTTGGAGATATAATTGCAGCACAAGATGCTATAGAAGCTAAAACAGGTGTAAGACCTACAAGAGCTATTTGTAGAAGAAGTGTTCTAAGAAACATAATGAAAAATAAAAACATCAAAAATTCTATATATGTATTAGGAAATGGAGCTGTTAATATTTCAGAAGCTTCTGCAAGAGCATTCTTAGAAGAACAAACAGGAGTTACAATAGCAGTTTACGAAAAAATATATAAAGATGAAGATGGAAATGTTCAATACTATATTCCAGATGATTTATTTGTATTATTACCAACAGAATCAATTGGTAAAACATTATTTGGAACAACACCAGAAGAAGCTGATTTAGTAGTTTCAGATGTAGCTGATGTTGCAATAGTTGACACAGGTGTTGCTATATCTACATACGGAGAAACAGACCCAGTAACTAGAACAACAAAAGTTTCTGAAATTTGTATGCCAACAGCTGAAAATCTTGATAAAGTTGCTATAATTGATATAGACCCACAATCTCTATAATATAGGGAGGTCTTAAAATGATAAAAATAGAAAAAGATGGACATTCTATGATATGTTCTAACAGTACATATAATACAATGTATAAAAGACTAGGATATACTATAGTAAATGAAAATCAAAAAGTACAACCAGTAAAAAAAGTTGAACAAAAGCAAGAAGAAATAATTGAAATACCA